TATGCCTTGACCTCACCAGAGGTAATCTTAGCACCATACTGGTCTTGAAGATCTTGAATAATTTGATCGTCGGTCATTTTGATGCGGGACATTGTGTGATTCGTTTCAACAAAGTAATTATAAAGCAGAAAGGGGGTCTTGTAGACCCCCTTGTGTCAGTTCTCAGACTGTCCATACTTATATCTCATTGCTTGTAACAACCATGCCTGGGTGAGAGATCTAGGACCATTCTCCAAGATATCAATCACCTTAGGATCCTTTTCAGATGCTTTAGCAATCTCTCTCCAATCTTTTTCCTTTGTCATACTACCAGTGAAATAAATTCTCCCAGAACTTTCTTATTTAGTTTCTTGACCTTCAAAGACTTAACGAAAGCAGATTTGATTTTTGCTTTAGTTGCGCCATCATCAACATCAAATGATGAATCCTGAGACAAAGAACTACTGGAGAGTGCAAAATATGCATCATATCCAGAATCCTTGATACAGATACTACGAGTCTTTCTCCAGTCCTGCTGCAGTTTAGTAATCTCATTATAAGAGGAATAAAACAACTTAATGAAACCATTGATATTGCGACCTTCAATAACACGGATGCCAATGAAGTTTACCTGAGGAAACTTATCTTTAAGATTACGAAGCATAGTCTTAGTAAATTCATGATATCCCCAACCAAACTTGTAGGTAGTTCCTAGTTTACGATCACGAAGGAAAGTGCATTCACAATCACAACGTCGGTTACCGATGTAAGGTTCAGATCGACCAGTTTTAATTTCTGTATGGTAAGACAATTGATTTGCCTCACCATCAGTCAGAACAATGCACTGAACTTTTTGCAGTTTATTCTCTTTCTGAAACTTAGGGAGGATGGTATGAAGTGCTACCAGAGACTCATTCAGAGGAGTGCCTGAAAGAGAAAGACGTTCTGGCCAAGAATACCGCACTTGATATGACCGACCAAATGCATATGCAAGTCTCCAGATATTTTTCATTTGCTTTTCCAGTTCTTTACCAGAAATCTTACTAGTAAGAATGTTGAGCATTGAGAACCTATCATCAACCGAAAGAAGATTTTCCTTCTTTACATAATGAGATGTGATAGGGGGAACAAATGAATTACCATTCTCATCATAGTGATTATGATTCCATTCATTAGAGAAAGCATATACCTCAAAAGGGATAGAAACTTTCTTACAGAACCAAATCAAATTAAACAGTTGCTTACATGTATCAGTCATAACTGATGACATAGAACCGGACCAATCAAGAACAAAAATTAGTCCATGGTTCTTACCTTCTGGGAGAACGGTGACTTTCTTAAAAAGATCTTCATTGTATTTGTAGGTATGGAGTCTGCTGCAATCAAGCACTCCAGTGCGAGCCACAGAAGAACGAGAATAAGCAGCAGCAGATTTGCGACACTCAAATTCTTTGACAAGGTAATTCACCTCCTTTTGAGCAGAACGTTTGAATTCAACAAACATCTTGTCAGGTTCATCAAAGGTTTCAGGAAACTCATGATAACGATCATAATGTTTATTGCAGTACTCATGAATGTCGGTGTTATTAACAACAACAGATTTGAAATCTAGATTAGGAATCTCAACATAATTATTCTCATACAAAGCATCACGAATCAAATCCTTGATGTTGTCACTCAGTGCATCAGCAGTTCGTACTTCAATATCATCAATTGCAATATCATCAATATCAGACGATGAATCATCGTTGATTGGTTGCTGCTCAGGAGTTTCAGTTCCCTGCTCATCAGTATCCTCAATCTGTTGCTCAGATTCAGAATCAGGTGAAACTTGTCCCTCATCTGACTGAGAAGGCATTGGAACTTCAGGTTTATCTTCTTTCTTTTTCTTACAATAGTTGTGAAGAATCTCAGCAACACGAACAACATCCTCAAAGGTTTCACAACCTTCAATCATACGAATAATTGTAACCTCTTCTTCGGTGAAAGAAATGTCTACAAAATTACCGACCTTAAAGTATAGATTTGCACGGTCAGCAAGATTAAAATCAGCAACATCCCCATCAGAAATAGAAAAGAAGTCCTCTTCATTTAGTTCTTGATATCCTTTGAAAAATGTTTTTGCAAGACCAGGATACTTGCGTTTCATCATTTTTTCAATGCGAGCATCCTCTACAACATTGACAAACTGAAAAGGAACATGTGCCGGAGGATCTTCGTCGGGTGTAAACAATGCATGACCTACCTCATGTCCCACCAACAAATCATAAACAGTGTTGCTTGCTTTATCCCACATAGGAAGAGTGAGCAAACGAGTGTGAACATTGAATGATGCAGTCTCACAATTCTTGTGCTCAACAATCAAATCCTCAGTAGCAAGGAGTTTAGCAAGTTGAGATTTGATTTCTTGTTGAACTGCCATACGTTTGTTTCGGATGTCCTTATAATACTAAACCCCCTGCCGAAGCAGAGGGCACTTAGTGACAGTTCTCCTATTGTCTACAGGTGGTCAGGCTAGAATGCTTCGACAAATTCTTTTGCATGATGCTTGGTCATCGCTGCATTCTATTAGGCAGTCGTAATAGTCGTTTAGTAAATCAGACTCCTCCATGGTATGGTCTAGTGTTCTAGTCAATCGATGGATGCTTTGCTTCCAACCCGCCAACTGATTATATGAAATAAGATTGTGCATGATGTCCTCCATGCTGTGGACAAAAAATAACGAAGAAGTTTTAATTCATTCGTTTCTCCAATTCTACACTATCTAGTCAGGAAACAGAAACATTTCTAATTTTTAATGAAGTTGAGTAATAATTTACAAATTATTAATTTTTCTTTAAGAAACTAAACGTGAGAATCCCTTGTGCTTTTCAAATCTAATAACGTCCGCAAATTTATCATGAAGAGACTCTTTATGCGATATAACAAAGATATTTGCATCCTTAATTATGAATCGAATAATCTTCAAGAAATCTTCTGTGCCAACTCCATCCAATGAACTATCAAACACCTCATCCATAATCAACAGATTAGTGTTGACAGAGTTCTTCATCCTTGCTACCTCTCTCCAGGTAAACAAGAGTGCTAGATCAATTCTCATTTTCTCTCCCTCGCTGAAAGAAGAATAAGAAAAGTCTTCGTGAATGGGGGACTGGACGGTTTCGTTAAACTCTTCATCAAGAGTAAAGTTAATATAGAAATCCATCAGTTGAAGATACCGATTGACCTGTTGATTGATCAAAGGAAGATACTTCTTGATAATTTTAGTTTTTACTCCACCGTCTTTTAGGAGACTATACGAGAAATCGTAATAGTTAATAGTGTCCCGTCTAGATGCGAGATCGTCGTAGGTTTCTCTTAAGTTGTTTTTGAAGGTCTCTAACTTCTCATACTCAGTATTTCTGTTTGCAAGTTGATCGGCAACTCTTTGAATTTCCGATTCCAGATTTCTGATTTGTCGTTGACATCCAGAGATCTTAATATTGTTTTGAGAAATGCCATGCGTTAGGGATGTAATCTCCTTCGATAGAGTGGAAAATTGATGCTCTCGCTCTTCCTCGTTTTTAATTGCCTCCTCCAGTTTTAAGTAACCAGATTGCAACTCCTTTGCTTTATTTTGAGCATCTTCAATTTTATTTATTCTGAAGTCTTCTTCAATCGACTGTGTACAAGTGGGGCATACCGTATTTTCTGTAAAAAATTTATGTTCCTTTGTAATGGTTGACACTTTATTAGAAATCTTACCTTTGAGATTACCAAGTTCACGGAGTTTCTTTGAAGCACCACTATACTTTTCAAGTTTAGATTGAAGTTCCTGAACTTCCACATTCAGGTCTTCATTCTTATTCATCAAATTATTTTCTTCAATCAGAATTTTTTCAATTCCCTGTTCTTTTTCTTGAATATTTTCTTTACTACGATTCTCAATATCATCAATAAAGTTCTGTTGCATCTGAACTTTATCAGTTAAAGATTCTTTCTTAAGTTCAAGAACCTTAAGTTCTTCTTTTACAAGTCGAATTTTTTCTTTGATGACAGAATTCATACTAGAAAAAATACGAATGTCAAGCAGGTCTTCAATCACGTCCCTACGATTTGCTGCAGACAGTTGCATAAACGGAACAAAGGTGCTACTTCCCAGAATAACAATCTGGGTGAAAGACTTGTAGTTCATCTTCAGAACATTCTGTTCCAACCACTTTTGCTGATCTAATGCTGCAGCATCTTGGTTCAAAATATTTCCATCACGTTCAATCTCAAACACATTTGGTTTGATACCACGCACAATTTTCCAACTTGTACTATTAACAGAAAACTCAACTTCTACTCGACAATCCTTTTCATTGATAGAGTTAGGAAGTTGTGGTTTGTTAATTTTACGAAACGGTTTACCAAACAATGAAAATGTAAGAGCATCAAGGAGTGTACTCTTACCAGCACCATTAGTGCCTATGATCAAATTTGTAGAGTGGTTTTGAAAATTGATTTCAGTTTCATGATTACCCGTAGAAAGAAAATTTTTCCAACGGATCTTCTCAAATAAAATCATGACTTACTTCAGGTGGAATAACAAGGTCGTTTTTTGTAATAATTGTGTATTTGCAATCATGCAGTTCACAAGTCTTTAACATTATATCATCTTCTACTTCTATGACATGCATTTCTGGACCACCATCGTCCTCTAACATCATAGCATATCTCATGGCATCATCTTCAACTTCAAACAAATATAAAATTTGCTCTCCATCATTATTTTCTACCGAATATGCACCTTCGGTTTCTTTTCCATAAACTGTTAAGATATACATTTTAGATTAACTCACATGCCTCTTGATAAGTTGATCTCATGATGTTTTGAATTTTTGACTTATCAAGACTAATTTCTGCTTCCTGAATATATCTATTCAAGATAGAAAGAGTATCTTCAGATTCAAATGCCTCAAAGTCTTCAGACTCTTCAAGGACAAAATTCTCTACAATTTTTAAGTCCGCAATATTAGCAGAATAAAGTTTGTCAATAAACTTCTCAAATTTTTTACTATCACTCTTCTTACGAACAATTACCTTTACAATTTTATTCTCATATTCACGAGTATCAAACGTTTGATAATTGGTGTCCTCGTAGTAGATATTGTAGAAAAGTCGATAAGGATTATTTACTGGAAAATGTTCAAGAGTTTCTGTATCAAAGATGGTGAATCCTCTCCGATCACCGACATCTGACCAGAACATTTCGTAGGGGTTTCCCAAATAGAAGACTCTACCATCATCCGATCTAGTATGGTAGTGCCCGCTGAAGACATGGGAGAACTTCTCAAATAACTTGCTCTCATGACCATGATCCATGACGACTTGTTTATTAACTCTAAATCCTTGGAGTTCAAGGTGCCCCATCGCGACCTTGCAATTTGTCTTTTTAATAAGTTTGAAAGTTTCTTTTTCATTGTCGGTAGTAATCCAAGGAATAAACAGTGCGTCAAGTCCACCAATATTTACTTCTGTAGCTCTTGAGTAAATGTCAACATTATTATACTCTCTAAGCAACAAATCAACTGCATTCACATCATTTGTGTTTTTGTAATATGCAGTATGATTTCCAACAATAGTATGAACTTTAATTCCTAATTTTTTTAAACGATCATAGTAATTATCCTTTGCCCATGCTAGTGCAGAAAAATCAATGCCCTTTCGACTATCAAAGGTATCACCCATATCAATCACTTCTGTAATTCCATTTTCTTCCAAATATGGAAAGAAGATGTCATTATAGAACTTTAGAAAATAATCATGAAAAAGTTTTGAATTCTTTCTGCACCCAAAGTGCTGGTCAGTGATAATTGCTACTTTCATCAATAACGAAGTTTGGAATGCACAGCATCTTTAATGCTATTGTACTCAGAATGATTGGGTCCGTCAAGAGTGTTGCTATCATCAAACACTTCACTGTAACCAGACCGTTCGA